TGACAGGTTCTGGTGGTACTGAACAGGCTGCAACCGTTGTGCCTTTCTTTACAAAATCAGGTGGTTTAACAACTGCGAATACTAATTTTAACTTTAACTCTGTTGTAGATGATAAGTTTGTTTATACAGGTGCAAAAACATTTACACTTGCAAATGGTAGTAATCTAGCAGATAGTAATATAACATTGTTTCAATTTTAGAGGTACTAAATATAACATATGTCAAGTAAAACACCCATAAGAACCGTATTCAATGATAGTGGTGTCGCAACTGGTTTAGCAGAGTTTCAAACTGGTGAGTTTATACCTTTATCACATGGTGGTATAGGTGCAGCTTTATCAATAGGTTCTGCAGGTCAGGTTCTTAAAGTAAACACAGGTGGTTCTGCTTTAGAATTTGGTAATGTTGAAGCAATAGTTAACATTGATGGCGCAACAGATAAGACAAGTGCTACACTTGTTGCAGGCGATCAAATATTATTATCAGATGGTGGTACTGAGGGTAGAGTTACCTTATCACAATTAGACACATTATTTTCTGCAACATCAAAAACATTAACAGGCAAAACTATTGCAGCTGGTTCTAATACAATATCAGGTTTAACAAATTCAAATTTATCAGGTAGTGCAGGTATAACAAATGCTAATCTAGCAAACTCTGCTGTAACCGTAGGTACAACATCTATAAGTTTAGGTGCAAGTGCCACAACAATTGCAGGTGTATCTGATCTTACGGCTGGTTCAATTAATATTGCAGGCAACGTAATTAAATCTACTGACTCAACGGTTGTTGAAATAGGTGCAGGAGATGGTTTAAGTGTTGCAGGTAATCTAACGGTTGCAGGTAATATGACCGTGACAGGTACTACAACAACCCTATCATCTACAAATACGGTTGTATCAGATAAACTTTATGAATTAGGAAATGGTACTTCAGGCACGCCGTCAGGTGACGCTGGTATAGTAATCGAAAGAGGAAGTAGTGATAATGCAATAATAGGTTTTGATGAAAGTGCTGATGAGTTTATAGTAGGTACAGGTTCATTTACAGGTGCAAGTTCAGGTAATCTAACAATCACTAGAGGCACAATCGCAACTGGTGGTAATAAAATTTATAAAGCAGGTACAGATCATGCTGTATCATTAGTTGCTTCATCTAGTCTTGCAGGTAATGTCACATTAACTTTACCTGTTAACGATGGTGACTCAAATCAAGTTTTAATCACAGACGGTTCAGGTAATTTATCATTTACTTCAGTAAGTTCAGCTGCTGGTGCAGGATTATCTGACTTATCAGATGACACTACACCAAGTCTAGGTGGTAATTTAGATGTAAATGGTAATGATATTATCACATTATCAAATGGTAACATTGATCTATTACCTCATGGTACTGGTAAAGTTATCATGGATGGTGATGGTAGCACAGGTGGTATAAGTGTATCAGATGGTCTGATTGATATGAGATCAGGCACAGGTGCTGTATCTAAAATAAAATTCTATTGTGAAGTAAATAACGCACACGCACAAACTTTACAGGCACAACCACATTCTGCAGGTAGTTCAGCAGTATTAACTTTACCTGTTGCAACTGGTACTCTTATAGGTACTGGTGATACTGGTTCAGTTTCTAACACTATGTTAGCAAACTCATCATTTGCATTTACAGATGAAAGTTCAACTGCTGGGGCAGTTTCATTAGGTGGTAATTTAGAGTTTCTTGCAGGTGAAGGTATCAATACAACTGCTTCAGGTGATACTTTAACTATTGCAGGAGAAGACGCTTCAACATCTAACAAAGGTATTGCTTCATTTACTAGTACAGACTTCTCTGTTTCTTCAGGTGCCGTATCATTAGTCGCTGAAAGAATACAAGACATTGTTGGTGCAATGGTCGGTAGTAATACTGAAACTAGAATTACGGTAACTTATGATGACTCAGCTGCAACATTAAATTTTGTTGTAGATAATGACTTATCTAATTATGACAACACATCATCAGGTTTTGCAACTAAAACAGGCACAGAAACTTTAACTAATAAAACGATCAATAGTCCTAAGATCAATGAAGATGTAGCTGTCACAGCAACTGCAACTGAAATCAACTTATTAGATGGTGTCACATCAACAACTGCTGAGTTAAATCATACAGACGGTGTGACTAGTAATATTCAGACACAATTAGACACAAAATCTAGTAAAGCACAATCAATCGCATTTTCACTTGCTCTTGGTTAATATTATAAATATACCAGTAAAGATAAGGGATTATTATGGCAACGCCAGCAAGTAGAGCACAATTAAAAGAATACGCATTAAGAAACTTAGGTAAACCAGTCATAGAAATTAATGTTGATGACGCACAATTAGAAGATAGATTAGATGAGGCGTTGCAATATTTCGCACAATATCACTATGATGGTGTAGAGAGAGTTTATTTAAAGTATAAGATAACAGAAGCAGATTTATTAAGACTTAAATCACCAGGTGGTGATTCAACGGTTACGGCCTCTGCTGGTGGAAGAACAACATCTTACACAGAAGCAAATAACTGGATCGCTGTGCCTGATTCTGTACTTGCTGTTAATAGAATATTTCCTTTATCTGACAAACATAACAACAATTTGTTTGATATAAGGTATCAGTTAAGATTAAATGATCTTTATGATTTTTCTTCAACATCTATAATACACTATGATATGGTACTAAGACATTTAGATTTTTTAGATCATATTCTAGTAGGTGAAAAACCAATTAGATTTAATCAACACAATAATAAACTATACATTGATATGGACTGGAAAGTAGATATGGTGGCAGATGAGTTTATTATAATAGAGTGTTATAGAAAATTAGATCCAACTCAAATGACAGATGTGTTCAATGACATATTTTTAAAAAGATATGTGACTGCTCTATTTAAAAAACAATGGGGTGCTAACTTATCTAAATTTAATGGTGTCACAATGATTGGTGGCGTGACATTAAATGGTCAACAAATATACTCTGAAGCACTTGAAGATGTTAGAAAACTAGAAGAAGAAATTAGAGGCACTTACGAAACACCTGTATCTTACATGATAGGATAGGTAATGGCAGTTAATCACTACTTTCAAGGTGGCGATGGTATCGGAAATGATGCCGAGAAAACTCTACACGAAAACTTAATCATAGAGGGTCTAAAGATTTATGGACATGATGTCTATTATCTTCCTAGAACATTAGTAAACCAAGATTTAATACTTGGCGAAGATGTTGCTTCAAAATTTAACTCATCATATCTTTTAGAAATGTACTTTGAAACTACGGAAGGATTTCAAGGTGAAAGAGAATTAATATCTAAATTTGGTTTAGAGATTAGAGATGATACAACATTTACGGTATCAAAAAGAAGATGGGATGATGCAGTAGGCGATCAGGCAACTTTAATTAAATCAGGTAGACCAAACGAAGGTGACTTGATTTATTTCCCAATGATGAAATCTTATTTTGAGATTCAATTTGTTGAAGACCAAGAGCCATTCTATCAATTAGGAAACTTACCTGTTTATAAATTAAGATGTACTAGATTTGAGTATAGTTCAGAAAGAATTGATACAAATGTTTCAGAGATAAACAAAGTAGAAGATGATAAGTCGCTTGATTTATTAGCACATCAACTGAGTTTAGAAAATGAAGATGGTGCTTTATTATTAGAAGGCGATGAAACTAATTACTTAATACTTGAAACTTATGACCAACAAACACAACAACCATATGCAGACAACTCAACTTTTGAGTCGGATGCTGGGTTTGGTACAACTAGTACGACAGATGACATACTAGACTTTACAGAGAGAAACCCATTTGGTGAGATTGACGAAGGATTCTAATGTTAGGAGATTATTTTTACCACGAGAGTTTAAGAAAGATTATAATTGCCTTTGGTACTATCTTTAATAATATTCATATTCATAGAAAAGATAGTAATGGTAATGTAGTTCAATCTCTAAAAGTACCTTTGGCATATTCGCCTAAAGAAAAGTTTATTGCAAGATTAGATCAACAACCTGATCTAGTACAAGATAGAAGAGTCGCTGTGACTTTACCTAGAATGGGATTTGAAATATCTGGTTTAAGCTATGATCCTAGTAGAAAATTAAATAGAATGGGTCAGATTAAAAAAGTAAGGGCAAGTTCAACAGATGGTAAGATTATGAATAAACAATTTAATCCTGTACCATATAATATAAGTATGAATTTATACTCTTTCACATCAAGTGCTGAGGGTGGTCTACAAATAGTAGAACAGATTTTACCTTTCTTTCAACCAGATTACACGGTAACAATTAGAGCGATACCTGGCATGAATATCGTAAGGGATGTGCCTATCATTTTAAATAATGTTAATTATGAAGATACATATAGTGGTGACTTTACAACAAGAAGAGCAGTTGTCTATACATTAGGATTTACAGCTAAGACTTATCTATATGGACCAGTTAGTCAACAGAAAGTTATCAAAACAACACAATCAGATATGTACACAGACACAGCTGGTGGTGAAAAGAGAGAACAGAGAATTGTTGTCACAACAAATCCTACAGGCGCAGACGCTGATGATGATTTTGGTTTTACAACTACAATAACAAGTTTTAATGATTCTAAAAATTATAACCCAACAAGTGATAGTGATGAATAATTATGAGCATAGACGATAAGATAAATGAGGCACTTGGTATCTCTACGGATAAACCAACAACAAAACAAGTAATCAAAAAAGATTTTACCCCACCTGTTCCTAGATTAGAGGATAAGAATAAGGAAGATGTAGATAATGATTACAAATATAGTAGAGAAAATTATTACAATCTTATAGAGAGAGGACAGGACGCAATACAAGGCATACTTGATATTGCAAACGAGAGTCAACACCCTAGAGCATATGAGGTTGCAGGTAATCTAATTAAACAGGTTGCTGACACGGTAGATAAATTACAAGACTTACAAGGTAAATTAAAATCATTAAAAGATGTTCCTAATAAAACTAATACAAATATTAAACAGGCATTATTTGTAGGTTCATCAGCAGATTTACATAAAATGCTAAAAAATAAAAATAAGGATGTACAAAGTGACGAAGATAAAAGTTTTGAAGGCAAAGACATCACACCCAAAGATACAGACATTTCTGATAAGTGATCTAACGTATATACATAAAAATCCTTATCCTAATACTTTGCCCGAAGATCAGAGAAACACCTGGCTAAACGATGGTATGAACGATCCAATACATGTTATTAGACATACTATAAGTCCCACGCCTCGAAAGGGAGCAAGAGGAAGACTATATATTGAAAAACAATATTCTGTCAAAAGAGGCAGTAGTAGAATAAGTTATGCCGTAATGAACGGCTATGACGCAATAGAAGGTATAATAGTAGATGAATGAAAATTATTTAGGTAATCCTAATTTATTTAAAGCACACACTAAACAAGAATATACTAAACAACAAATAGTAGAAATTGACAAGTGTATGAATGATCCTGTTTACTTCATCAAAACATATATTAAAATTGTAAATATTGATGAAGGTCTAGTGCCATTTGAGATGTATTCATTTCAGGAAAAGATGGTTAGATCATTTGACGCAAATAGATTTTCAATTTGTAAATTACCTAGGCAGTCAGGTAAGTCAACCACAATTATCGCTTACTTATTACATCAAGTTATATTTAACGATAATATAAATGTTGCGATACTTGCCAATAAATCTACGACTGCTAGAGATTTGTTAGGTCGTTTACAACTTGCATATGAAAACCTACCTACGTTTCTACAACAAGGTGTTTTAAACTGGAATAAAGGTTCTTTAGAATTAGAGAATGGCTCAAAGATACTTGCAGCTGCAACATCATCAAGTGCTATTCGAGGTGGTTCATTTAATATTATATTCTTAGATGAGTTTGCTTTCATACCTGCAAACATATCTGAACAATTTTTTAGTTCAGTTTATCCTACAATATCTTCTGGTAAGAAATCTAAAGTTATGATTGTATCTACACCACATGGTATGAATATGTACTATAAGATATGGAATGACGCAATACACAAAAGAAATGACTATGTGCCTATTGAGGTGCATTGGTCAGAGGTACCAGGCAGAGATGAAAAATGGAAAGAAGAAACTATAAGAAACACTAGC